AATTTATCTTTAGAGTAATGACTAGAATAAGTTGAATTCACATATTCGTTTACCTCTTCTAAATATAAATCTTCATCAAATTTATATTTTATTTCTTCGTTTTTATAATCACTATTCATTTCACTCTCTTCTGTTTTGAACATAACAATATAATCTGCATTAGCTCTCAATCGTGGAGATTTAATAAATTTATTGCGTTTTGGTTTTTCGCCTCTAGTAAAGCTATTTGGTTCAGTTGCACCAACTTTTAACTTTAAATTATAAAGCTCTTGATGAATTTCTGAAGGACTTAAATTTTCTGAAGATTCATAAAAACCTGGATTAGCCCTGTTCTTCATAACGTAGCCAATTATATTATTATCCTCTATCCATGATTCAAATTCTATTGCTGTTACAGGTTTATGTTCTTTATCGCTGTAAGTTCCTGTGCTAGGTATTTCAGTTAAGTTTTTACTAATCATTTTCTTCTCCATTATAAAATAAACTTAAACTCCAAAACTCTCGCCGCAGCCACATTGTGCTTTAGCGTTAGGGTTTATTACTTTCAAAAAAGAACCGCCAAGTTCTTCTACGTAATCTATTGTACATCCAAAGACGAACATCTCTGCCATTGGATCTAACCATAAATTTTCCACAGTAGGTTCCTTATCAGTTGTTCCCCATTCATATTGAAAGCCGGAACAGCCACCACCTTTGACTGAAAGAGATACGTTAGGTTCTCCAACTTTAGCTAAGTATTGTTTAGCAGTTTCTGTTACGTTTAAAATCATTAGTCCAAACTATAAAATAGATGATTTCCAATTACTTTTGTAAGCGTATATTCTTTTGCCCAATATGGGTTTACATAATTTGCATGATAAAACTCTGCGCCTTTAGTAGGATCTTCAGTGTTTCCTATCATAACATCTCTAGCTATGACCTGAGCCTCAGCCCACGGTTTAGATTCTCTTGGCTTATGGTCTTTTACCACGTGTGTCCAACTAAATTGTTTACTTTGATATACAACATCACATATGTTGTCCGGCCATTCGTTACTTTGTACTCTGTTTATTGTTACATGAGCTACTGCTATCTGACCTTCCCATCTTTCACCGCGAGATTCGTGATAGATGTTTAAAGCTAAACATTCATGTTGTTTTACATCTAATTCTGGAAGTGACATCATGGCTGTTAAGCCTAGTATTGTAAGCGTTGACATAGTTAATAATCCACTTGTTATGCCTATAAAGTACTTCATTAGTATTTATAACCCTATCATTTTGAGCTATACTACCACAGTTCAAACTAAAAGTAAACCCCTAAAATGCATTTTTTTTAAATTTTTTTTATACCTAAAGCCCAATTTTCAGCAGCATCTTCTACATATCTAATAGATTTATTAGGAAAATCCTCTGAAAAGAATTGCTTTTCATTTTCATCAAAGTATTTAATATATGCAAACTCTTCTTTAAAGTTCATATGCACTTCAGCATATCCTTTTAATGGAGGGTCTGCCCAATACGTTGAAATTTTACGACTCGACATATTTTTCAACCATGCTTAATAGATCATCATACTTTGCTACTTCATTTAATTCTTTTTCTATTTCTTCGATGATATCTCCATGCTCGCCTATGCCTGCAGGATGGTTGAGTAGCACTTCAACATTTGCTAGATGTTTATCTACATGTCCTTTTGCATGAGACTTAAAGCACTCTATTAATCTTTCCTTCATTTAAATATCCTTTCTTTCTGTGTGTATACAGATAGCTTGAGTTCCTAGTTCAAAATATCCTAAGTTTCCTGTTTGCTCTTCTCCTAGTTTTTCTCGTGCATAAAAACATTCTGTCATACTTTTATAAGTATCGTATTTTACAGCATAAGGAGTTCCAGCGTAGAGATATACAAAAACCAAAGTCCACATTTAAGTAAACTCTACTATGCCGGGATATATCTTTCCTATAGCTTCTGCTACAGAAATGGCTAAATCCATATGTTCTTTTTGAGTACCATTGGCTGATCGTAATTCAATGTAATGTATCCAACTTCGAATAGTCCCGTTGACGTATAATCTTGACGGAGTGTTGCCTTCAGGCAAAACAGCTCTTGCTTGTTCTTTTGCGATTCCATTTTCTATAGCCCATTCATATGCTTTCATTGCTGTGTGCCAAACGTTTCTCTGATGCTGTTCCCAAGTCATATGCAAATTAACATCATCAGTCATCACGCTATTTTGACGATTTTTTGTATCTTGTAGTCTTGCTTTACGTATTACAACAGAGCCAGCAAGATCCCTGATGTCAGCGTACCGCTGAGAAAACTCTTGAAATGAAAACGATCTGTGTCTGAGTAATTGTCTTGCAATGTCTCTTGTTGTTTCGATTTCGATGCAGGCTGAGGCCATTTCGAATGGCGACCAGTGCTTGTGTTTGATGAGATATCCAAGTAACTTTGACGTTGTTTTGGTGTTAGCTTGGTTCGTTGGATTGGAGACACGGGCACAATATGCGATGAGGTCTTGGATGTTATCAAGCCCCGTCTGAGCAAGTTCTCCTGAGTGGATACGACCAGTGGGTTGGCTATGGGATATGAGACGTGCATGCATTATTTTCCTTGACCTCTATATTTTTTATATCCGCGTTTCTTATGTTTATTCATACTAGACTTTTTAATATTTCTTTGTCCAATACTTGTCTTTTTATAATTTCTATTCATAGCTTGAACCCTTCAAATTTGTTTGCAATTTCTGTTTTGTCAAAAGTTGGTGTATCATCTATCAAAGTTTGTTGATTATCATTTACATCATATAATTTCATTTTTGATCTGTCAACACCTATGACAAATCGTTTCTTATATGTTGGATCATTATATCTATTCTTTAATTGTTTTACTGCTAATTGTCCTGATCCTTCAAGTTCTTCTGTTGAAATGAGTGCAAACATGAGGTCAGCGGTAGCGGGTAATCCAAAAGACTCGGACGTATCTTCAAGCCCAATATCCGAGTTAGAATAACCAGAACGAGTCGTTTGTGTTGCAGAGACGATCGGAACGTCGAACTCCACTGCAAGACCACGTAGTTCCTCAGCAATTGCTTTAATGTAATTGTATGAGTTGATTGCACCGCCCATTCCTTTCATTCTACTAGACGCACAGATATTTAAATAATCAATGTAAATTATATCAGGTTCAAATGATCTTTTTAACTTAAGCTCATTGAGCAGCGCTCTGAAGTGTGCTGCATTGGCCTGACCAGTTGGATACTCTTTTATTATGAGTTTACCATTAGTTCTTTTAGATAGTTGATTAACTCTATCTGCAAACATTGTTTTAGGTAAGTCAGCTATTTGGTCTATAGGTAAGTCCAAAAGATTAGCATCTATACGTTCAGCTATACGTTCTTCAGCCATTTCCATAGTTAGGTAAAGTACATTTTTACCATCTGATAAATTAGACGAAGCACAGTGACACATGAATAAAGACTTACCAACGCCAGTACCAGCTAAACAAATGTTCAAAGTTTTATTTGGCAAACCTCCTTTAGTAATTTTATTAAAATACTCAAGATCAAACGGGAGTCTTTCTTCATCTCTGTGATAAAACTCATATCTTTCTTCAAAATTTTCTATATAGTCATGACCAATATTAGTGTCAAATGAAACACCTAAAGCTTTTGTAAGAATATCAGGTAAAGCATTCTTTGTTAAGCTTTGATGTTTACCATCAATAATAGTGATAGATTCCATAACTGCATTATACAAAGCACGATCCTGACACCACTTTTCAGTTGTATCGTCTAACCATTGTTGATCAACTTCTTCACCATCAAAAAGTTGAGGAATAATTTCAACGGCATGGCGATATTGTTCTTCATTAAAAGAATCACTTTGATCTAATTCAATTTTAAATGATTCTATTGTTGGAAGCTTATTATATTTTCCAACAAACTTTCCAATCTCTTTAAAGAGTTGACGATAAGTTCCTTCAAAATAGTCTGGCCGAATAAACGGCAGGACTTTTCTCATATACTTCTCGTTGGTAAGTATATTTTTAATTATTGTTTGTTCAAGATTAGTTGTCATCAAGTCTCTTGTGTTAATAGTTGTTTGTTTTGTATTGCGTCTTCTAGAACAGATAACAAAATGTCACCTACATGTTTCTGCAATTCTAAGTTATTCTCTGATAAATCATATATAGGCGAAGACTTAAGTTCAAAATTAAAAGTCATTTGAGTTGAGTCATCATCTAAATCTTCGCCGTTTAGTTTTATAGCGCCGTATTGAAAAACGGTTTCTACAAAATCGCCTTTCAATATACGAACACTCCAAGCATCATCTTCAGGATCATCTGAAGGTATCAGCTCGTAATCTACATTTTCCTTAAGCATCTTCAGTAACTATATCGTCCATGGACACTTGATCTTTATATCCAATTGAATATTGTTTCTTCATAAACTCTTTAAAGTCAGTGTTATTAAATATAGGATTCCAAAACTGTTCTTCTAAAGTTTGATCATGCCTAACCTTTGCGCCAACTTCACCTGTCTTCTGATCAACTTCAGCATACCAGCCGTTGGAAGGTTTAGTAGCGTAGCCACCAGCGAGAGCCACATCAAGAAGGCCGCTGTAATTGCGAACACCACCGTCCCAGGAAACAGTAATAGGAATCTTAGACTTTTCTTTAACATATCTGCTCTTCTCCACGTTAATTACAAAATGATAGCCTTGTACCTCAGAGCCTTTCTTATCTTGCTGACGTCCAATGATCCAGATGTTATCAGCGGAGTAATAAATGCCTGTACCTCCACCGACAATATCTTTTGGAAATAAGCCGATTTCTTTATATGTATGGTTTACAGCTAACATTGGAATATTTTTCATAGCGAGATAAGGTGTTGCCATGCGGAACAAACCTTTCAGAGCTTTTGCCCGTGACATATCTGCCACAGATTTTTCATTTAAAGCATCTTCCATTTCTTTCTTAGATGCCAAGTTACCAATACTATCAATTACTACTACGACTTTATCATCTCTGTCCAACTGTTCAAGCTGACCAATCATATCAAACTTAAGTTCTTCTACATTTGTAATTGGTGTATGAAGAACTCTAGATGTATCGATATCAAATTGTTCAAAGTAAGATTGTGGAGAGCCAAACTCTGAGTCATAAAATAACATAACAGAATCTGGATATTTTTTCATATATGCTGCAGCCATTAGCAAAGCAAATGAAGTTTTGAAATGTTTGGATGGACCCGCTAAGACTGTAAGTCCGGGTGTAAGTCCGCCATCCACGGAACCAGACAGTGCTACGTTTATCATAGGCACGTCTGTTGGAACCATATCTTTTTCATTGAAAAATTTTGATTCTGAAAGAACTTCTGTATTTTTTAATTTAGAATTCTTTTTTAGTTTATCCATTATAGACATAAGTGTCTCCCTTGTTCTGGATATATTCTACCATATTTTGCGACAAATGTAAATCAAAAAAATGCTTCGAGTGTTGAAGGAACTGGCTCGGACCAAAACTTTTGTGATTTATTATCTTGTATTGCGAATTCTGATTCAACTGTTTTACAATCTCCAGCTAAAAAGTTTTTTACATTATTAGCCATGTCAGCTGCAGTAGTAACAGGAACGTTTTGACATATCATATTTATATTTTTCTTGCCACCAACTAGATTAAAATCTTTAGGCATTTTCATAATAGCTAATGCTTCACGTACATTGATATATCTATCTTGATCTGGATGTGTAAGCTCTATTGGAAAGTGCCCTACAAAAGCACCAATAAAATCTTTTCCAATCTCAGTTGTTTTTCTCATAATGTTTCCACCAGCTTTTAGCTTATCACCCATTCTCCTACACTTACGAGCGTGATTCTCGTATCCTTTATCATCCATCCACTTAGCCACAGTATGATAATCTACTTTCTTATCTTCTATGTAATGTAAAGGATTAGTTGTCTTCTTAATAGATTTAAAAAAATCAGCATGAGATATTCCGCCATGCATTTCTTCTAAAACGTATTCATAGAAAGGTTCCTTTGAAGGAATCTTTTGATTAGCACTTGTTTCAAACATCTCATCTTTTTCATTTGAAGAAGCATTCCTTATAGTGTCTTCTATTTTTTCATGAGGCTTATTGTAGTACTCAAATATTGGTACACTGTTTCCTTTCCAAAAAAAGTAAAAGGCTCTATCTCTAACCTGGCTCAAACCATGAAGAATAGATTTAGTTTTGTATATACTAAATGTATATCCATTTTTTCTAGCGATATCTCTAAGTTGTTTAACAACTTTTTCTCCCATCTTACTCGCTAATCTTGGAGCATTTTCACCCCAAAAAACTGTTGGCTGTACTGATTCAATGATGTACTCTGCAGACTTGACCATCCAATCATTAGTAGTGCTATCAGCATTGCTGCTAGGAGAAAGGGAAGAGAGGCCAGCACAAGGGCATACAGTATTGACCACATCAACACTATGAGGTGCAAGGTTACCCATATCAAGCTTAATATAAGGAACGCTATTATTGTAATAATTAAGAAGTTGCCTATCATTTGCTTCAAAGTCCGTATAAGATAAAATGTAGTCAGGCCTTTTTCCAAAGACCTGCTCCATAGCTATTGTTTCTCCTCCTATTAAAGGAACTATACTTGCATAATTAACCATAGCTTACATTCTGTTCTAGTTCTCTTTCGTCTTTTTCATATTGCTGACGATAAGAATTGTTTTCATTTATAACTTTTTCTAAGACAGTAAATGTTTTAGAAAACGTCGCGAAAGCTGACGTATCTTTGGGAAAACAAGCTCCCCCATAACCTCGCTTGCCATCGAAACCAGGCACACGAGTGTGAGAGTCGCTGACGCGAGGATCACTACCGATAGCGTTGATGATATTACCAAAGTTACCTCCAAAATTATTAACTACATCATAAAATTGATTAAACCATAAGACCTTAGATGCTAAGAAACAATTTATTCCATACTTAACAAAACTTGCATCGCTAGCAGACATATGAAATACTGGACAAGGTTTACATAAGCTATGGTCTTCGTAGATTTCTTCGAGTTCTTTTGTTCTTGTTTTGCTACCACCGAAGATATGCATAGTTGGATTTATGAAATCTTCATTAGCATTTTTTTCTGTTAAAAATTCTGGATTATATATCACTCTACTAGAGTTAACACCTTTAGATAATTTTTTAATTATGTCTGGTGTTACTGTAGACTTTATAACTATCAAACCCATAACGTGTCTTTTTAAGAACTTCACTGATTTTTCTACAATTGAAGAATCTATTTGTCCGTCATCACCCATCGGTGTTGGCACACATATAAAAGTAACTTGAGGATCCCAAAGTTTTAAATCGTCAATAGTGTTACTATAATATTTTGGATCTATTATCATTTTATCACATGAACTAAATCCGTAGTCAACGGCCTTTCCTACAAAGCCATGACCAATAATTGCAATCTTCATCAGTTAACTCCGTAATAACTTTTATACCAAGTGACGAATTCTTTAATTCCATCTTTCACTGATGTAGTAGGTTTGTAACCTAACGCCTGCAACTTAGTGGTGTCAGACCACGTCTCAGGGACATCTGCGGGGTGTTTGGGGGCTAAAATCCGTTCTCCTTTACGGTCCAAGTTTTTCTCAATTTCATCTACAAACTCAAGTAAATCAACTTGTTGACCATAACCAATGTTATAGATTTCATGATATTCTTTATCAGTATCATCAAGAAGTTTATTAACTACCAATTCTATGCCTTGTACAATATCATCTACATATGTAAAGTCACGTTTCATATCACCAAAGTTATAGAGTGTCATAGGGTTTCCATTTACAATAGCATCTGTAAATTTAAAGAGTGCCATGTCTGGTCTACCATATGGTCCATACACAGTGAAGAAACGTAAGCCTGCGCTTCTTGGTAATTTAGAATGACCAAACTGACATTCATTAGCTCGCTTTGACCATCCATATGGATTGTTCTGCATGTCAGGACGATCATGCTCGTTCCAAGGCAATGGCTGTCCATGCATAACACATGAGCTTGAAGCATATACAGTTGGAACATCCCATTCCTCAGCTTCTTCAATTAATCTTTGAGTACCTGTTATGTTAGTGTCAATATAAGGTTGTGGTTCTTCAAGAGCATGTCTTGGATTAGCATATGCTGCAAGGTGTAATAAAACATCTACATCTTTAAACATGTTATGTCTTGAAATTTTTTGATCTTGAATATCACACATTATAGTTTCAACACCATAATCGTCTTTTAATATTCTAGCTCTTTCTCTTTTTAGTTCTACGTCATAGTAATCATTGAAATTATCAACTCCTACTACTTCGAATCCTCTCTTAGCAAAGTGCTTTGCAGAGTGGAAGCCTATCATGCCGGCTTGGCCTGTGATAAATATTTTCATGCGAAAAATTCCTCGAGTCCTTGTGGTTGGTTGCTAGTAGTGTTCAAAGCGAGATCGATAATTTCTTTCACAACCATTTCTCCATCGGAGTGTTGTTTCCAAAATTCAAAAGCCATCTCTCTCCAATCATCTCTCATCGCAGGATCATTTTTAAGTTTGACCATTTGGTCGCGGCACTCATTAAAGTTAGT